TTTGGCATATGGTCCTACCCAGAAATTTTTAGCAAGGTTAAATCAAACACCCGATTTAAATAAAGCAACGGCAATTACTTTGCCTAGAATGTCTTTTGAATTTACAGGTCTTACCTATGACCCTTCTAGAAAAGTAACTACAACTCAACAGTTTACAGTAAAAGATCCTAATGATGGAACAGAGACTAAGAAGTCATATATGCCAGTTCCATATAATATGCAATTTGAACTTGCTATTATGTGTAAGTTAAATGATGATGCATTACAAATCACAGAACAGATACTTCCATATTTCCAACCAGCTTATAATGTTACTGTTACCTTAGTAGATAATATTAAAGAGAAAAGAGATGTTCCAATTATATTAGAAAATATTACAATGCAGGATGATTATGAGGGAGATTTTGAGAGTAGAAGGGTTCTTCTTTATACTTTAAGATTTACTGCTAAGACCTATATGTTTGGTCCATCTGCTACTGCTACTAGTGACCTTATTAGGAGTGCTAGAGTTAGTTACCTTTCTGGTACAGATACTACCAATACACAAAGAGATCTTACATACAGAGTTACTCCAAGAGCAACCAAGAGTTATGCTGGTCCTATAACTACAACTTTAGATGAAGATGTTGATCTAACAGAAGTGGAAATTAAAGTTGTTTCTACTTCTAATATCTTCTTAGATACTTCATCGACTCCTAAACCAACTTATTGTTATATTGATGAAGAAGAGATGAAGATAACAACGGTAAATGCGAATTCTATTATTGTTGAAAGAGCACAAGATAATACTCTTGCTGCTTCTCATGTTAAAGGATCTGCTCTACGAGTTATCAATCCAATAACATCTTCAACAGATACAACTGTCACTTACGACGATAATGTTCTTATTGAAGATGGCGATAACTTCGGATTTGATGGTGAGATCTCATGACTGATAGATTAGATAAAACTTTTAATATTACTCCTGAAGTAGTACCAGAAGAAAAAACTAAAGTAATTAAAAAAGAAAAACCTGATAGACTTACTAAAGATGATATAACAAGAGATTATGAATATACAAGAGGTAATCTCTATAGTATAATAGAGAAGGGTCAGGAAGCAATTGATGGTATTCTTGAGATTGCTCAAGAAAGTGAAATGCCCAGAGCATATGAAGTTGCTGGTCAACTTATTAAAAGTGTTTCTGATGCTACTGATAAATTGATTGATCTTCAGAAAAAACTGAAAGATGTTAATGAAGAGCAAGTAGTTAAGGGACCATCCACAGTTAATAATTCACTTTTTGTTGGATCTACTGCAGATCTTGCAAAATTGATTAAGAGCGAGACTCTTAAAAAAACTGAATAAATATAGTTATAGATGGAGATAAAATAGAGTGCCACTCAAAAAGCCGTCAGAATTTTATAATAAAAATCCTAATTCTTCTTTAGATGAAATTAGGGAAAATGTTACTCCCCAAAAAGTGGAGAAAATTTCTGAAGCTTTTGATTCTTTTAAGACCAATTTTGACCATATTCAATCTCTTACTGAGTTTACTAATACTTTTGATACTTTTAAAAATAATATAGAAAAGGTAGATAATTTATCAGAAAGTGTATCTGATATTCAAGATAGTATTCAAGATCTAATAAAGAAAGAAGATCTTGATGATGCAATGACTGCACAACTTCTTTTTGTAGAGGAGTCTATAAGAAACGTTCAAGATAAAGTAAAAACTTTAAACTCTAAAAGTGTTTTTGCTATAAAAGAAGAGTTTTCTTCTTTATCAGAAACTGTTTATAATTTTATAGATGAAGAAGTACCTTCTTACCAAAAATTAATTGTAGATTCTGAGACAAGGGTTGATAGTAGATTTTTAAATTTTAAAAAAGATATTACATCTAAAGTAGAAGATGTTCATAAAGAAATTAATTCAAATCTTTCCCATATTACAGAAAGTATTGAATCTATTAATGAGGAAAATCTTTCATCTGTAAAAGAAGATGTTAAAGGTATTCGTGGAAAAGTTGAATCTCTTCTTGAAAAAGTATTACCAAAGTATAAAAAGTTTTTTGCAGAGACAGAGGTAAGAACAGAGGAAAAGATTGCTGTTGTAGAAGAAACTGCAAAAGAGATTGAAGAGAAATATGAATCTCAAATTAAAGAAATTACAGAAAATTTTGATCAATTTGTTCATAATGAAATTCCTAAGTATAAAAAACTTTTAGTAGATTCTAAATTAAAGACGGAAGAAGAAGTAAAGGATATATCTAAAAGTTTAGATGAACAAGTTTCTAAGATTAATAAAAATGTTGTTAATCTTCAACAACGAGTTAATAATAAAGAAATAGAGATTGATGATGTTCTTTTAGAAAAGACTAATACAATTGATAAATTGATTAATAAATCTAAAGATTTGTCAAGAATATATGATGATCTTTCTAGAGATTTTAAAGAAAAAGAAGTTCAATATGAAAATGCTCTTGATGATTTTTCTAAAAAGATTAATACTATGGAAGAAAGTCTCACAGATAATATTTGTGAACTTCAAGAAAACTTAGATACAAGCACTTCTAAGTATTATTCTGAGATGAAAAATGCGGTAGTTCCTGCCGTTGTTAATTTTGAGCAAAAATTATCCAGTCAACTTAAAGATTTAAATATCAATTTTGCAGTTAATGAAAAGCATATTGATAATTTAAAAAAAGAATTTCAAAATCTTGTAGAAGATTTAAAAGTTCCTGTAATTAAAAAAGATTGGAATATATTAGAAGAAAAAAGTGAAAAACTCAATGCTAAAATTGATAGATTAGAAAAAGTTTTAGAAGAATTTAATGAAAAAAAGGTAGGGAGTTTAGAACAAGATTTAAGAGAAGGTCTTTTAAACATACCTCCTGATGTAGATAATTCTGATCCTCTTACTCCAATAGGTCAAAAGTATGTAACCTTTGATAAATTAGCAGAACATTACAGATTATTTGTCAATAGAGTTCAACAACAAATCGCTACTCTTGGAGGTGGTGGTGAAGTCTTCCTTACTAGAATGGAGGATGTTGATGTTGGAGCTGGTATTGCAACTGATGGATTTGTTTTAGCATGGGATAAAGATCTCCAATTATTCACTCCTTCTGCAGGAGGTTCTGCAGGTGCGGGTGGAACATGGGGTTCTAATTCAGTAGGTGTTAGTACTACAAGGTATGTTGGTATTAATACATCTTCTGCTAAAGAAGAGTTTCCATTATATGTTGGTCCAACAGGATTAGCTGGTACAACAATTGTCGCAAAGTTTGATGGAGATATTTCTGTCGCAGGAACAATCTTTAAAGAAAATGTAAAGAATGTAGATTCTATTGGTCTTGTTACTGCTAGAACAGGAGTAGATGTTGGATATAATTTTGAAGATGGAACGGGTGTTGGTATTACTATGAAAGCAAGTGGTAATGCTGTATTTGCTGGTGTAGTAACTGCTGCTCATATGTTCTATCCACCAGTTATAACAACTGTACAAAGAGATGCACTCACAGTAAACGCAGGTGCTCTTATCTTTAATACTACTAGTACCCAATTAGAAATTTATAATGGAACCACTTGGGTAGGTGTAGGTGCTGTTAATAATCTCACTATCTCTAACCTATAAATAAAAGATAGGACATATAAAATTACATGAAAACTTGTAAGAGTGGACAGTATTATTGCACTAAAGATAAAAAGTGCAAACCTATTCCTGGTGGATATCACGTAGGTCGTGGTGGATGGCTAGAAAAAGATGATGATTCTAAAAAGAAAAATGGTAATGGCAACGGCAACGGAAGTTCTCACGGAAATGGGAATGGCTCGAATGGTAACGGAAATGGTGGTAACGGGTCTAGTGGTAATGGGAATGGTGGCGGCAATGGGGGTGGCGTTTCTGAAGAAGTAGAAGTATCTAATTGGAGAGATGACTTTACACCTACAGAATATGAATCTATAGATATTATAAAACCCGATCCTATAGTAGTTGAAGAACCAACAGTTGAATGGGAAGATCCTACTTTAACAGAAGCACAACGTATACAATCTAGAGTTGGAAATATTATAAGAGTCTTTCTAAGATGGAAAGGACGAAACTTTATGTTGCAAATGTTCTTCCCTCAATTAAAGAAACCTAATAGAACTGATGTTATTGCTCAAATACAGAAAGTATATCCAGGTTCTAAATTGTTATCATATGACATCGAGGATTATGATCCAAGTGAACCAATGATACAAGTATCAGAAGGATCTCTTCATAAGTGGTTCAAAGGTTCTAAATCTAAAGATGGTAAAGGTGGTTGGGTAAACGTCAAGACAGGTGGAACTTGTGCAAGTGATGAACCAGGAGAGGGTACACCTAAGTGTGTGTCTTCTTCTAAACGTGCCAGCATGACCAAGGCAGAAAGAGACTCTGCATCAAGAAGAAAGAAAGCAGCAGATCCTAATCAACAATCCAAGTCAGGTGCAGCAAAACCTACATATGTTAGTACTGACAAACCCAAAAAGAAAATGAATGAAGATAAAGTACTTAAGACTGTTGCAAAGGAATTGGCTGGTGCAAGTAAAATGCACAAGGGTCAGTCAGAAAAAATAAAAAAACATCTCAAGGATATGAAGAAGGTTGATGAGGCATGTTGGAAAGGTTATAAAGCATATGGTATGAAGAAAAAGGGGAATAAAATGGTTCCTAACTGCAAACCTGTTGGTAGTGTTAAGGAAGAGAATGCCTTAGAGAAACGGGCAAAGGAGAATGAAAAGGCACGAAAGTTCTTAAAGAAGGATGCTAAGGATAGTGGTTATACTGATATAGCATTGAAAGCGTCTATGTCAAAAGGTGCTGGTGTTAGTGAAGCTTGTTGGAAAGGATATGAGAAGAAAGGTATGAAAACTATGTTTGGAAAGAGATATCCAAACTGTGTGAAGAAAACCAGAAAAGAAGAGAAAGATTGGATTCAAGGTGCAGTAAAACGTCCTGGTGCATTTACCAAGAAAGCAAACGCAGCAGACATGAGTGTTCAGCAGTTTGCTAAACATGTTGATGATAATCCAAATAAGTACAGCACGAGGACTAAGAAGCAAGCAAATCTTGCCCAGACTTTCTCGAAGATGAAAAAAGAAGAAGTAGAAATAGCAGAGTCAGATAAAAAAGGTAAGGGTAGTGGTACAAAAGATGCTTGCTATCATAAGGTAAAGTCTCGTTATTCTGTATGGCCTAGTGCATATGCATCTGGTGCATTAGTTAAGTGCCGTAAGAAAGGTGCTGCTAACTGGGGTAATAGTAGTAAGAAAGAATCCTACTCTTGGAGAGATGATTTTGAATATGTACTAGAAGGTGCAGCATGGACAAAAAAAGAAGGTAAAAACAAATCAGGAGGATTAAATGAAAAAGGAAGAAAGTCTTACGAGGCAGAGAATCCAGGTAGTGACCTTAAAGCTCCTTCAAAGAAGGTTGGGAACCCTCGTAGAAAGAGTTTTTGTGCGAGGATGAAAGGTATGAGAAAGAGACAGAAACCTTCTAATAATACAGGAGATGATAGATTGTCTAAATCATTAAGAGCTTGGAATTGTTGACATGCCAACCACATATGATGAAGTTTATCTTGGTAACCCCCTTCTAAAAAAAGCAAATGTTCAACAAGAATTTACTAAAGAGCAAATTCTTGAGTTCATGGCATGTAAGAATGATCCAGTATATTTTGCAAGACAGCATGTAAAGATTGTTAGTTTGGATGAGGGTCTTGTTGGTTTCCAACCATATGATTTTCAAGAAAAGTTAATAAGAAATTTTCACGAGAATAGATTTAATATATGTAAGATGCCTCGTCAGACTGGTAAGTCTACAACATCGGTATCCTACTTACTACATTATGCCGTATTTAATGATAATGTTAATATAGGTATTCTTGCAAACAAAGCAGCAACTGCCAGAGATTTACTGGGTAGGTTGCAGACTGCTTATGAGAATTTACCAAAATGGATGCAGCAAGGAATCATATCGTGGAACAAAGGTTCATTGGAGTTAGAAAATGGTAGTAAAATCTTGGCAGCTTCCACTAGTGCTAGTGCTGTTCGGGGTATGTCTTTCAACATCCTCTTCTTGGATGAGTTTGCTTTTGTTCCCAATCACATCGCTGACGCTTTCTTTTCTAGTGTTTATCCTACTATTACTTCTGGTAAAACAACTAAAGTCATAATGGTTTCAACCCCTCACGGGATGAACCACTTCTATAGATATTGGCACGATGCTGAAAGAGGAAAAAATGAATATGTACCAACCGATGTTCATTGGTCAGAAGTTCCTGGTAGAGATGAGGTTTGGAAAGAACAGACAATTGCTAACACATCAGAACAACAATTTAAGATTGAGTTTGAATGTGAATTCTTAGGATCTGTTGATACTCTCATTGCTCCTGCTAAATTACGAGCATTAGTATATCAAACACCAGAGACAACTAGTGCAGGTTTGGATGTATATGTAGAACCTCAAAAAGATCATGATTATGCAATTGCAGTTGATGTTGCAAGAGGAGTAGGGAAAGATTACTCGGCTTTTGTTGTTATTGATATTACTGAGTTTCCTCACTCTGTAGTGGCAAAGTATAGGAATAATGATATCAAACCAATGCTTTTCCCAACTATTATTCAAGAAATTGGTCTTAAATATAATAAAGCATTTGTTTTATGTGAGGTAAACGATGTAGGAGATCAAGTAGCATCTATTCTTAACTTTGATTTAGAGTATCCTAATTTACTAATGTGTTCTATGAGAGGAAGAGCAGGACAAGTTGTGGGTCAAGGATTTTCGGGTAAGAAAACTCAACTTGGAGTTAAGATGTCTAAGACAGTTAAGAAAATAGGTGCTCTTAACTTAAAGACCTTAGTAGAAGAAAATAAACTTCTTTTCTGTGATTATGATATTATGAGTGAACTGACTACTTTCATTCAAAAAAGTAATTCATTTGAAGCAGAGGAGGGGTGTCATGATGACCTTGCTATGTGTCTTGTGATATATGCATGGTTAGTTGCTCAAGATTACTTTAAAGAATTAACAGATCAAGATGTAAGAAAAAGACTATATGATGAACAGAAGAATCAAATAGAGCAAGATATGGCTCCTTTTGGATTTATGTCTGATGGTTTAGATGATAGTAGTTTTGTGGATAATGATGGAGATTTATGGCATACAGATGAATATGGAGACAGATCATATATGTGGGAATACATGTAGGGGGGTGTTCATGCATCGTTCATAGCATTTTTTCCTTTGTAAATGTAGTAAAGAATAAATAATTTCTAGATAACTGAGATTCGGGAAACACACATGGCAACTCCACAATTATCTCCTGGAGTACTGATTAGGGAGGTTGACCTAACAGTAGGAAGAGCAGAGAATGTACTAGATAATATCGGTGCAATTGCTGGTCCTTTTGTTCAAGGACCTGTTAATGAACCAACAGATATTGCAACAGAGCAAGATTTAATAAACGTATTTGGTAAACCACAAAATACAGATGCTCAATATGAGTATTGGATGGCAGCATCTTCATACCTCACTTATGGTGGAGTATTAAAAGTAGTTAGATCAGGTGGTGGACTACTCTTTGGTAACGCTAACTCTGGTGTTGGTGTTGCTTCTGTCGCAATGACAGGCACTGGAAGAATCGATAATTACGACGATTATATAACCAATCATTCAGATGCAACTAACTTCTCCTATGCTGCTAAGAACCCAGGTTCTTGGGCAAATGGATTAAAGGTTTGCTTTATTGATGACTTTGCTGATCAGGTAATTGGTATTAATACTGTCAACCTTGCAGGATTTGGTGCTACGGTTGGTGCTGCTGTTACTGCTGCTATTAATGGATATACCGTTGCTGGTGTTGGTACTGCTAACGCATTCACTGGTTTCCTAAGAGCAATCGTTACAGGTGTTTCAACCGACACTACTAACGGAGAAAATAGTACAGTTGATGTTAAAGTTGTTTGCCGTGTAGAAACTGTTGGTGGTGGATCAACCATTACTAAGATTGATTATGCAGAAGGAAATGTAGGTTCTGCCTTTACAACTGGATCAGTTGTATTTTTCAGTGGTGCTGATGGCGTTTCTACGAACAATGCTGGTGCTGGAATGACACTAAGTGAAGCTGCTAGTGGCAGTGGAACTGGTATCCAAGACTGGTACGATCAACAAAATTTAAGTATCACTAATTCTAATATTAGTTGGAAGTCAATTGCTGCAAGACCTGTAACTAGTGGATATGCTAGAAACAGAAACTCAGAAGGTGATGGACTTCACGTTGTAGTTGTTGATGATGACGGTAGAATTACTGGTATTAAGGGTAACGTCATAGAGAAGTTCCTTAATCTTTCAAAAGGAAAGGATACAGTTTCTGATACTAATGCTCCTCAGAAGACATTCTACGAATCATTCCTTGCTGATAACTCATCATACATTTACGCAGGTGGTAATCCTGGTGACACAGATGATACATTCCACAACACTACACCAGTAGCAACTGGTTTCGCAACTGCAACAACTCCTGTTGCTAAGAATGATGGTACATGGGGTATCGATGTTCAGGGAGTCAAGTTCAATGCTATTGGTAACGTTGGTTACAAGTTAATTAACGGTAATGACTACTCTGCTGATGTCAATCTAGGTGCAGGAACCACACAAGGTGGATTCTCTGCTTCACTTGGAGATTTGATGACAGCATATGAAGAGTTTGATAATAAAGATAATGTTGCCGTTGATTTCCTTATCATGGGTCCAGGTTGTTCTACTAAGGCAGAATCACAAGCAAAAGCAAATAAATTAATTTCTATCGCAGAAGGTAGAAAGGATTGTGTTGCTACTGTTGGACCGCATAGAGCAGATCTTGTTGGTATTACTAACAGTACTACTCAAACAAATAACCTCGTAGATTACTTCAGTGCATTAAGTTCTTCTTCTTACGCAGTATTCGATAGTGGTTATAAGTATACATACGATAGATTCAATAACAAGTTCCGTTACATTCCTACGAATGGTGACATCGCTGGTCTAATGTGCAGAACGGCAATCGAGGCATATCCTTGGTTCTCACCTGCTGGACAACAACGTGGTATTCTTAACAACGCTGTTAAATTAGCATTTAACCCAGATAAAGCACAGAGAGACATTCTTTATCCACAAAGAGTTAACTCTGTTATAACACAACCAGGAACAGGAACACTTCTCTTCGGAGATAAGACTGGACTAGGATATGCTTCTGCCTTTGACAGAATCAATGTTCGTCGCCTATTCCTAACAGTTGAGCAAGCACTTGAAAGTGCAGCAGAGGCTCAACTCTTTGAACTCAACGATGAGTTAACACGGGCAAACTTCCGTAATATCGTTGAACCATATCTTCGTGATGTTCAGGCAAAGAGAGGACTCTTTGGATTCCTAGTTATTTGTGACACAACAAATAACACTCCTGATGTTATCGACAATAATGAGTTCCGTGCAGACATCTTCCTGAAGCCTACAAAGTCAATCAACTACGTAACACTAACCTTCGTTGCTACCCGTACTGGTATTAGCTTTGAAGAAGTAGCAGGTAGAGTTTAACTTAACAGTCTAAATAACACACAGGAGGATTACCTAAAATGCCGTTAAGAACAATC